AATCAACTTGTAGACCAGGTTGAGAAGCTTAAGAAAGAGATTTATTCTCAGTTGAGGTTAACACAATCAGTATTTGACGGCACTGCCGATGAACAGACTATATTAAATTACTACAACGGAACTGTAGAGCCAATTCTATCGGCTATTGTCGAGGAAATGACTAGAAAGTTCTTATCCAAAAATGCTAGAACACGTGGACAAGCTATTACATACTTCCGTAATCCATTTAAGCTCGTCCCGATTAATTCTATGGCCGACATTGCAGATAAGTTTACACGTAATGCAATTCTATCTTCAAATGAACTTAGAGGACTTATTGGCTTTAAGCCTGTTGATGATCCAGATGCGGATGCTCTTAGAAATAAGAATCTGAACATCTCAGATAAAGAAGCTAGTAGGTTAGGAACTGGTAACATGAAGGTGGATACAAGCTTGCCTACTGAAAAGAAGCAAAGCGCACCGACTGCAGCATCGGCATGGATTAACCAGCAACTAAATAGGAAGTCAAAATAGAAAGCTTTTTAGAATCATATAACCAGCGTAGACGATAAGACAATAAATTGCAATCACGAAACAATGGAGATTATGATTTGAATTGGTTTCTATTAAAGGAGTAACACATGAAATACGATTTCGTAGGTCGTGCGGCAACAGTAAATGTTCGTTGCACTGACGGCACTGTATTTAAACCCGGTGCTTTCGATCACAATGACGGACGAATCGTTCCACTGATGTGGATGCATAACCATAAAGATGGCCCTCAGTATTGTGCTGGTAAAGCACTTTTAAAGACAGATGAGGAAGGAAACCTTAATGTCTACGGTGCCTTTAACAATACACAGATGGGCAGAGATTCAAAAGAGCTTGTCTCACATGGTGATATTAATTCACTTAGTGTATGGGCTAATAACCTGCAGAGACAGGGATGCAATCTGTATAATGGTGACGTCAAGGAGGTAAGCTTAGTTCTATCTCCAGCGGACCCAACGGCTCACATTGAGCAGACATCTGTTATGCATTCGTCCGAAGAAGGTGACGAGATTGAGGCTGAGATCTATAGCAGTTCCGGTTCCATCTCGTATGCCCCAGGTGATATCGTGGAGCATTCCGAAGAAGATAAGGAGAATAATATGGGCGATGATGAGTTAATGACTCCAGAAGAGTTAGGTGAAGTATTTGACTCTCTGGATGATACTCAGAGAGCAGCTGTGACCCAGTTAGTCCAGCAGGCTTTACTTGCCACACCAGATGATGTATCTGATGAGGATGAAGATGATGACGAAGACGACGAAGACGTTCAGCACTCTGATTTAGATGACGATGAGTACTATGAAGATGAGGACGAGGACGAGGACGAAGACTTCGAGGAAGATTACGAAGACGATGATGACGACGAGGACGACGAGGATTACGAATACCTCGAAGAAGACGACGTCGAGCACTCTGATGAAGGAGAATTAAACGATATGGCACACTACAATGTATTTGACGCACAGTCTGCAGCTATGCAGCAGGATTATGTAGCACATGCTGAGAATGTACAGCACTTTTTCGAGGATTCTATGAGAGACGTTAAGTCTTATGGCTCTCTTAGAGATTCTTTCGTGGCACATGCAGAAAATGAGGATTATGGCATTACAGATATTGATCTGCTCTTCCCGGATGCCAAGGCTATTACTGATAGCCCTGAGTTTATTAAGCGTGAGACTGCTTGGGTAGCATCTGTTATGAATGGAACAAAGCACATTCCATTCGCACGCGTTAAGTCCGTGTTTGCAAACATCACTGAGGATGAGGCTCGTGCTAAGGGTTACTTCAAGGGCAACAAGAAGAAGGATGAAGTATTCACCCTGCTTAAGAGATCCACTGATCCTCAGACCATTTATAAGAAGAACAAGCTCAATCGTGATGACGTGATTGATATTGTATCCTTCGATGTAATTGTATTCCTCAAGGGTGAGATGAGAATCATGCTTGATGAGGAAATTGCAGGTGCAATCCTGGTAGGTGATGGATGTAATGCAGCAGATGAGGATAAGATCCAGGAGATTCATATCCGTCCAATCGTATCCGATGATGATTTATATGCTTATAAGATTAAGGCAGCTGCTGTTACTGATAGTGACACTGCTAAGGATCTTATTCGTAAGATTATTCTTGGATATTCTAATTACAAGGGATCTGGTAACAAGACCATGTTCGTCAAGGAATCTGTTCTTGCTCAGCTTCTGTTGATCGAGGATGGTATCGGTCATCTTATGTATGCTAATGAGGCAGCTCTGGCTACAACTCTGCGTGTAAAGAACATCGTTGAGGTTCCAGATGAGATCTTCGAGCGCAATAAGGATATCGATCCTATGGTAATTGTTGTTGACCTGTCTGACTACGTTGTTGGTGCAGATAAGGGTGGCGCTGTACAGATGTTCGATGACTTCGACATTGATTTCAACCAGATGAAGTACCTGATTGAGACTCGTTGCTCTGGTGCCCTGCTTAAGCCATTCTCTGCAATGGTTGTTGGAACCAAGAAGGAGTCTGAGTTTGGATTTAAGTCCCCACTGAAGCTGGATAAGGACGGTAAGCTCATTAAAGAGACAGCAGCAAAGCCAGAGGGCTAATTAAGTAAGGAGAATAGTAAATGAGAAAGGGCGTCTATGTTGGTTACAATATGGGCAATACAGACTTAACAGGTGATGGCGACTGGGGTCCTCATATTGAGAGAAAATCGTGCAAGGCAACAATCCTTAAGGCACTATATAATCAGCAGTCAGAGAATCAGGTTAACGATGACTTTGTTTCCAGAAATAGAATCAGCATAGTCGCCAATAAGTTTGCTAGAACTCATAAAGCGGATATTAAATATGTCGAGTGGGAAGGCACGAAGTGGAAGGTGACCTCCGTTGAGGTTGACCAACATAGAATGATACTATCACTAGGAGGAGTATGGAGTGGTAACGAGGAAACATGAGCTTAGTAAAAAGCTACGGGAGATCCTAGGAACGCCTTATGTCTATCACCATAAGCCTCCTGCAAAAGACATGCACTATCCGTGTCTGATTTATTCAGAAAAACCAAGGACTGAACGCTATGCTGATAATAATCCATATATAGCGTCTAGCAATTGGGATGTCACTCTAATATGCGCCTGCAACGATGGCAGTGATAAGTCTGCTGGACTTGTGGACGCTATTTTGGGTGGCTTTAAATACAGAAGACACGTGCAGCACTTTGAAACAAGTGGCTTCACGCACGATGTGTTCCAAATAACATACTGAAACGATGAGAGGAGGAGGTTCAGATGTATGATCCATTCGGACTTTATGGAGGTGCTTTAGCGCAGCAGTTATCTCCGACAGTTACGGTTCCGGCCGTGCCTGGAGAGAATGGCGCTAAGTCGTACCCTCTTGGAAAAGATTCGTCAGTAATACTGGCAGATTCAACTGCAGATAATGTAATTTGGCTTAAGGTTACGGACTCGTATGGCAACGCTTCATATAAGCGTGGTGTTGTTAATTGGGAGTCAGCTCCCGAAGAGAATAAGGCCGTACATAAGGAAGAATATGTAACTGTTGACAAGTTTAATGAACTATATAAGAAAGTAGATAATCTTTTGGAGGAGTTGAATGGATAACTTTTCATTGCTTGGTAATATTAATGCAAGTCGTCAAAATGGAAATACTTCTGAGCCGCTTCCTACATCAGCCGACGACCCTCGGTTAGAAGAGGCGAAACAGTATGTCAAGGAACATGGCGGGAACGCCAAGGAGGCAGCATTGAAACTCTGTCAGGAGAAGATGCTTAATCCCGTCACACTAATTAATAGAATAATGGGAGGACAGTAATATGCCTTTCTTAGATGAAACTGGACTCAAGAGAGTCTGGAGTAAAGTTAAGTCACTAGTGAGCAATGCATCTTCCGCTGAACAGAATCGTGCCGTAAAAGCTGAGAATAATATACAGGCTTTGATTGTATCTTCTAATGAACTTGGTGGCACTGCAACCAAAGCATATACGCAGTATGAAAGATTTACTCTTAATGGCAACCAATTATGCATGGCTCTGAAATCTATAGCTAAGGGCGAGACTCTTAAGAAAGGATATAATTACATAGTTGAGCCAGTAGCACAAGCTCTATATGAAGCTGCATGGAATGTTGAATCGTATCTTCTTAAGCCAGGTGACACTATAAAGTTTACGTACAGCCACACGCTTATGATATATACTTGGTATAATAGCCTTTATACACCATCATCTATTCCAAAAATTCTTCCTGGTGATGTAACAGGTACTATTCATGTTACAGTTGATGGCACAGATGGCACAATTACTGCGAATAGCGATAGAAAAACCTTTACAAATAACATGTCACAGAGTTATATACTAATCTGTGGCATAGGAAATGCGCACTAAGATTTATAAAGGAATGGAAGGATAAAAAAAATATGTCAAAAATTTTAACTTTTAAAGATAAGACAAGCGTTGAATTTTCAGACGTTAGTACTATTGAAGACTGTGTGGCCGTAGTTTCATCATTTAAAGATGTTAATGACATTGCGGAAAAGTTTACAGTTGACAATTTAGTTGGAGCAGAATACGATGGAAACACCATATTTGATATCGTCCCGGTATCCGTAACAGCTTCCTCTGAAAATGGTGGCGCAATCACAGTGCATTTTATCAATAGAAAGAAAACTATTGAAGAAATCAATGCTGAAAAGATCAAGGAACTTCAAAATGCGCTCGCGACATTGGCAGAATAGGAGGTGTACACATGGGTTATATTTATGCAAGAATGATCTTTGACGGACGCAGAACTCTAAAGAGCGTTCCTCAGAAATATTATCAGAGTACAATTGATGCTTATAATAAGATTTATGGAATCGATCTTATAGTACAGAATCCAGATGGGACTCTGATTTCTGCTAATAATTAAGTAATCAAAGAGCAGAACCCAGCCATAGTTCGAAGGCGCCTGTAAAAAAAAAATGCTGCCTGCTCTTGATTAAATATATTATCAATTTATATTTTCTTTATTATTTACCTAAAAAAGGAGGTAATGATCAATGGATGGAAATCTTTCTTTAGCTGACGTCGCTGCGCTGAATAAGGACGGAGACTCTAATGGTCTACTTTGGTTACTGATGATTTTCGTATTACTTGGCTGGGGCGGAGGAGTGAATCGCAATGGTGGTTCAAACCTCGTAACACAACAGGATATGACAGCAGGTCTGAACAACCAGGCTACACAGGCACAGATTCAGGGTATTGCCTTGTCTACTCAGCAGAACAACTATGAGACTGCTAATCTGATTAACTCTCAGACAAATGCAATGATGTCTCAGCAGAATGCAAATCTGATCAATGCTATCCAGGGCTTTAATCAGCTCAACACCAGCTTGATGAATCAGACAAACGTTCTTGCATCTAAGTTGGATGGATTAGGTAGTCAGATGAATGAGTGCTGCTGCTCTATCAAGACACAAATGCTCAATGATCGTCTGGATGACCGCAATAGAGAGCTCGCTGTTGCACAGAATGCTCTTAATAATGCAGCACAGACACAAACTATTCTTTCAAGTCTTGGAAGATTTGTTCCATGGAGTGGATCTTCTAATCCATCTTCTGCAGCAACTTCCACACCAACGGCATGAGGAGATAACGGATGAATATTTGTCACTATAACGACATGCTGCGAGACGAATTAGATGGCGCATCTCATTACATTCAGGAAGCAATCAACTGCAAACAGGAGCATCCGACTTGGGCGCAGGAGTATGCCGAGATGAGCGCTAATGAGCTAAGCCATGCAGCAACCATCATGGAGATTTTTGAAGAAAACTTCAAAATGGAAAGTGATGACAGTCTCATAGCAGTCACAGCCCACAAGGCTATAAACGACATGTACTCCGAATTCTCTAGTAAGATAAAATACATGCATGATATTTACAAATCTAAATAATTAGAAAGGAACCTAACCAACTATGGCAGATACAACATCTAACGCATTAGTTTGGGACCAGACTGGCGATCGTCGTTATGAGTCTGGTACAGACCATGGAGTGCTATACCCTATGGTTAACAACGAGTATCCAAAAGGGATCGCATGGAGCGGCCTTACAGGATATACAGAGTCTCCTTCAGGAGCTGAGGCTACTGATATGTGGGCCGATAACATCAAGTATGCTTCTCCACGTTCAGCTGAGAAGTATGGCTCTACAATCGAAGCACTCCAGTACCCAGATGAGTGGGCAGAGTGTGACGGTTCGGCTCAGGTTGCAAAGGGTGTTACCTTTGGTCAGCAGAAGCGTAAGGCATTCGGTTTCGTTTGCCGTACCAACATTGGCACAGACTCAGACCCATCCGCAGGATATAAGCTTCATCTTCAGTACAACTCTACAGCATCTCCTTCTGAGCGTGCTCATAAGACTGAGAACGATTCTCCAGAAGGAATGACCATGAGCTGGACAACATCAGCTACAGCAGTTCCTGTAACGGTCAAGGACTCTGACGGTAAGCCACTTAAGCCAGTAGCACATATCGAGATCGACTCTACTAAGACTGATCCTGCTAAGCTTGCTAAGCTTGAGAGCATTCTGTTCGGTGGTGAGCAGCCAGCTAGACTTCCACTTCCTGATGAAGTATACCGGTTAATGGCTGACTCAGCTGTAAATCCTGAGGGCTAATCCCTATAGGATAGCACCAATAATTGATTTGGAAGAGGTCGTACCAAAGCGGCCTCTTTTATTAATGAAAAGGAGAAAGACTAATTATGATTAAGAAGACTATTACATTTGAAGATTTCGACGGAAACACTAGAACTGAGGACCACTGGTTTCACCTTACAGAGGCTGAGCTCTCTGAATTAGAGCTGGAGAACTATGGTGGCTTCAACGGCCTTATTCGCCGTATGATTGAAACAACAGATACACCTGAGTTAACGAAGCTGTTCAAGCAGCTGGTACTTAAGTCTTATGGTGTTAAGTCTGCTGATGGCGGCGCATTCATTAAGCGTGGTGGAGAACTCGCTAAGGAATTCGTAGACACTGCAGCTTTCAATGCATTATGGACAGAGCTTATTGCTGATCCAGATAAGTTAAATGCATTCTTCGTAGGTATTCTTCCTAAGAAGCTCCAGGCGAACATTAATAGTCCTGAGGTCCAGGCAAAGATTAACAATCTCAAGCAGGAGTATCATCTCAACGAGAAGAAGTGATGAGCTATGGTTGGGGCTTTAGAGATCGATATCCCTGGAGTAGAGCTATTTGATGAAGAAAACTGCAAGTTCATTCAGCTAAAGCCTCAGCACCTCACTTTAATGCATTCTTTATTGAGTGTGTCAAAATGGGAAGCAAAATGGAAAACATCATTCTTCGAGAAAGAAGAAAAAAGTCCAGAGGAAGCTTTAGACTATGTTCGTTGCATGACACTCGAGCAAAATGTAGACCCACTAATCTACTATCAGCTTACTGAGGCTCAAATGATTCAGATACGAGATTATATTAATGATCCCATGTCTGCATGGACTCTCAGTAAACAGAAGAGTGGAGGGCGAAAGAAGATACTAACATCTGACAGGATATACAGTTGGATGGCAGCCCTCAACATACCTTTCAAGGAATGCGAAAAGTGGCATCTGAATAGGCTGTTTGCATTACTTGATGCAGCCAATGAAGAAAACACTCCTCCTAAGATGATGTCGAAAGAGGAGATTTATGCAGAGAATCGAAGAATTAATGCAGCTAATAGAGCAAAGTTTAAATCCAAGGGGTAAATAAGTATGGGAGCGATAGAGGTTGTTCATAAAGGTAATTTTAACAATATAGAAAAGCTTTTAGGTAAGATTACAGCAGGGCAATACTTATTACATGTGCTAGACAAGTATGGAGCTGAGGGCGTTAGAGCCTTAGAAGCTGCTACGCCTAAAGATACTGGAAGAACAGCCTCTTCTTGGTCCTATGAAAGAATTGTAGAGAATGGAACAGCAAAATTAATATGGACAAATGACAACATTAACGACGGAGCTAACGTAGCAGTACTATTACAGTATGGGCATATGACTGGTTCTGGAGGATATGTTGAAGGCATAGATTACATTAATCCAGCACTGAGACCAGTGTTTGAGAAACTTGCAGACGACGCTTGGGCGGAGGTGACTAGAAAATGAGTAGTTCTGTTGACGAACGTGTCGTCGAAATGCGGTTTGACAACGCCCAGTTTGAGAAGGGCGCTCGTCAGACATTAAATACATTAGACAATTTAAAGGAAGGTCTTAAATTCAGTAATGCTATCGGCGGCATTGGAATTCTTCAGAATGCCATCGATCACATTCAGATTAGAGGCATTGCTGATGGCGTCGACAACATTAGTAACCGGTTCTCCGCTTTAGGAGTTGTCGGAATGGAAGTGGTTAGACGAGTGACAGACGCGGCTATTGATGGCGTCACCCGTGTGGCTACTGCAATTCCAGCACAAATTAAGTCTGGAGGTTGGAATAGAGCACTTAATATTGAGAACGCTAAATTCCAGCTCGAAGGTCTCAAGGTTGCTTGGAAAGATGTTAATAACGACTTACAGTATGCGGTAAATGGAACTGCATACGGTTTGGATTCTGCGGCTAAGGCTGCAGCTCAGTTATCTGCATCAGGAATCAAGGCTGGTAATTCATTACTAACCACAGCAACTGATGTTGATAAATTTGCTGAAGGAATCGGTAAGGCAGATGCTAAAACTCAGTCAGCAAGTGGTCAGCTTGATGATATGGCTATTGCACTTAGATCTATTTCTGGTGTAGCAGCTATGACAAACTCCTCCTATGATGATATCGCGAATGTTTATATTCGTGTCGCTGGTCAGGGAAGAGTAATGGCTACAGATCTTAATTCTTTGGCTGCAAGAGGCTTAAATGCTGCGGCTGAGTTAGGAAAAGCATTGGGCGTTACAGAGTCTGAAGTTCGAGAAATGGTATCAAAAGGCCAGATCGATTTCAAGACATTCTCAGATGCAATGTATGATGCTTTTGCAGACCATGCCGTTGAGGCGAACAAGACATTCCAAGGTGCTTTATCAAACACCAAGGCTGCATTATCAAAGATTGGTGCTGATGTAGCAGATGATTTACTCCCTGCTATGACTGAAGTTCTAAATAATGTAAGACTTGTATTCAATTCCATTAGAACTTATATTACACCTGTAACTGATTCACTCGGTAAACTAATCATTGCATTAGGTGACGTTATTGGAAAGACATTTGGCGGCATTGCTGATGATATTAAGAAGGCATCTACCGCTGCAGAAACTCCAATGACTAAAATGGCAGGATTCATTGATAACCTTACTTCAAAAGTTCAGGCATTCGCTGATATGCTTCCAGGCCATGTTGATGACAAGGTTAAGAATACAACTGAAACTGTTCAGCAAGTAACTGAGACTGTTCAAGAAACCACAGATGCTATTGATGACCTAGCTGCGGCTGTTATGCGTGGCGATTATGGTAATGGAGCTGAGCGTATGGAAGCCTTAGGCGACTCATATGCCGAGGTCATGAATCGCGTCAATGAGCTTCTTGGCTCTAGTAAACGATACGAGGTGCAGGCTGATCAGACTACAGAAGCTGTAGAGGTTCAGACCGTAGCAGTAGAAGAACAGACAGAAGCTGTTAAGAAATCAACAGCAGAAGTTAAGAAGTCTGCTGCAGTAAATGTTCTCAAGGGAATTGGAAACATAGGCAAAACTCTTGTACTTGTATTCAAGACCTTTGGCGAAGCTGTTGCTGATGCTGCTAAGGGTATTAATAAAATAAGTTTGTACAATGCATCAGAAGCATTTGAGAAGTTTACAGGAGTAATTGTTAATAACGAGAAAGCTGTTAAAGCTGCTCGTGATACTATATTTAATGTAGTACATGGTTTTGCTAATATTGTAAGTGCTATCGTTCAGGTTGGAAGAGCAATCGGTATTGCCATTGGCAACACGATAAGCGCTATGGGCGGATTTGACTTCGTTGGGGTATCTAAAGGATTTAGAAACTTTACAGAAGCATTAATTCTATCTGAAGATGGAGTTCAAGGCTTAGCTAAAGTATTAACTGTTTTGCTAAGTCCTTTGCGAATTGTATTGCCAGTAATAAGCCTGATTGGTGAAGCACTATATGCTGTTGCAACAGCTGCAGCAAAGGCTGTTAGTGGAATTATTGACTTCGTTGGACGAGCAAATGGAATAGAGCGTGTTGGCAAAGCCGCTGGATCCGCTAAGAATAACATAGTTGGATTCTTCCATGCATTCAAGGAGTCAAAGCCAGTTAAGGCTATGGGAGAGGCTCTTGGCAAAGCTAAGGAAAGTGCTATTGCTTTTGCTGAAGCAGTAAGTAAGAATGAAAACTTCAAAGCATTTATCAAGTCTGTTAAAGAGCTTGGAAAGGCACTTGGTGAAAAGTTTGTAAATGCTCTTGGTGTTGTTGCTGATAAAATTGCAGGATTAAATAGTTCTTCTGTAAAAGGTGGAGCATCTACAATCGATAAATTAGCAGCAGCATTTGGAGCTATTACTGGTAAGATTGCCAAGCTAAATGGTGCATTAACTGATTTAGTAAAAGGTCGTACTAGTATTGTTGACTTCTTTAAGTTTATAGGTCGATCAATAGCAGATTTCTTTACCAGCATCGACTGGGGCGGACTCATTGAAAAGATTGACTTTACAGGAATTCTAGGAGCTATTGCTAACAAATTTAGCCAAGCTGCTGGAGTGTTTAACTGGGGAGAAGCATTAAAGCCTTCTGTCCAGAAAGCAAAAGGTGAGTACACTAATCAGATAAGAGGAGCTTTAAACTCTGCTGATGCAGACCTCAAAATGGAAAGTGTAGGAGGTGGAAGCTCTGAAACAAACAAGGTTAACCGTGGCGTCTTTGGTATAACCGGCGCACTAAACGGCATGTCTAAATCCATTAAGAATATTGATATTTCAAATCCTGCAGAGGTGATTGCCGAGAAGCTTAAGAAATTCTTGCATACTGTTGCTACTGCATTGACAGACAAAGATGTTACGACTATACTGAAGTCTGCTGCTGGTTGGTCTGCTTTATTCACACTTATCAGAAGCCAGTGGAAACTCGGCAACTTTATGGACAGCATTGGTGCCGTAGCTGTATCGGCGTCAGATGTATTAGACCAGGTTGCTATTAAGCTTGGAAAGAAACCTCCAAAGAGTAAATTTAGACAGTTTACAGATGCATTGATGATTCTTGTTGGTGGACTTATAGCGGTAGCTGCTATGTTCAAGATGGTTGGTGGCGAAATCATGCTGAAATCACTTGGCATAATGGCCGCCTTGGTCGCAATGCTCGCCGGTGTTATGCTCGGCCTAAATAAGCTTGCTAAAGTTACTGACCCGGTTGCAATTGGTATGGTGAACACAAATATGCATCAGTTTGGCATAACATTGCTGCTGATGACAGCATCTATGACATTGCTAACGAAGATGGATCCGGACAAGTATATGATCGGGTTAGAGCGATTAGCTGGTCTAATGGCAATGATGGCGATAGTAATGTCGATAATGAATGCATCTGCTAAGCAAGGAGCAGCTGGCGGAGCTAAGGGAGCCTTGGCTTTTGGAGTGGCTATAGCACTCATGGTTATTCCACTCAAAACCTTAGCTAAGATGACTGATGAGAAATACAGAACTGGAGCTCTGAGACTTTTAGTGATAGTTGGAATTATGACTGGTGCAATAGCCGCCATGAATCTAACTGCTAAAAAAGGTTCAGAGTCTGCAAAGGCAACCCTTGGCATGGCTCTTACGATCGTTGCTATAACAATTGCTCTGAAAGTCATTGGAAACATGGATTGGCCTTCAATTTGGAAGGGCATTGTAGGTCTTGGAGCTGTAATGCTTGCTGCTGCAGGAGCTATTTGGATAGCGTCTAAAAATGACACAAAGGGCAATATGGCCAAAGCATTTGTAGCACTGATAGTAAGTACAGCAGCCGGCTTAGTAGCCTTAACTTTTATTGACTTCACACAGATATTACAAGCAGCTGGTGCAATGGCTGGCGTAATGCTTGCTGCTGCAGGAGCAATATGGATAGCATCCAAGAACAAGACTTCAAGAGAGGTTGCAGAATCGTTCGTTGCTATTATTGCAATGACTGCTGGCGGATTATTTGTATTGTCAGGAGTTCCTTGGCCACAATTACTTCTTGCAGCTACTGCAATGGCTGGCGTAATGTTAGCTGCCGCAGGAGCCATTTATATAGCATCTAAAAGTAAAAATTCAAGGCAGGCTGTAGTAGGCTTTATAGCAGTACTGGGATTATCCGTTGCAGGTCTTCTTGTTCTTAAGGATACACCTTGGAAGCAATTGGTTGGCGAAGCTGTTGCAATGGGCATTGTTATAGGTGAAACTGTAGCTGCATTGTGGGCTTTAGACCATATGAAGATTAATCCAGCTAATACACTAAAGAATGCAGCTATGTTAGGTGTAGTTGCATTGGAAATGGTCGTTATCGGAATTGCCATGAACAAGATTGATGATAAGGGCATTCTGCAAAAGGCTATAGCTATTGGAGTCCTTGCTGTTGCTTTAAGCGCATCAATGATATTGCTGGAAATTGCGGGATTAGATGCAGCAGCTGCTATTGTTGGTGTGTTATCTGTTGCTGGATTTGCTGTTGTATTAGTAGCAATGATGACAGAGTTCAATAAGATTGACGTTACCGACCTATTACCTAGAGCGATAATAATTGGAACTCTGGCAATTCAGCTTGGTGAGGCTATGATCTTGTTTGAGATAGCAGGCCTTGCAGGTCCAGCAGCCATTATAGGCATTGGATCAGCAGCTGCATTTATTACAGCAGTAATTGGTCTCGGAGCTGTTCTGAACGAATTCCAGGGTGCAAAGGCTGCAATGGATACTGGCTTACAGGCGTTAATTGAGATTGGATCTGCTATTGGTACAGCCATTGGTAAATTCATTGCTAACCTTGCTACAGAAGTATTCAGTGCATTACCTCAAATTGGTAAGTATCTTGGAGACTTTATGGATAACCTTAATCCATTCTTCGCTAAAATTCAGAAACTTTCTGATGGAGATATGGAGAAGTCCAAGCTATTTGCTGATGTTATGAAGACATTAGCAGCAGCTAACTTAGAGAATGCTGTCGCAAGTGTTATTGGCATATTCGGTGGAAAGACTGATTTCAAGAAATTTGGAGATGGTCTAGTCGATATGGCAGATGGCATCACATCATTTGCTGAGAAGACGGCAAGTGTTAATATTGATACTAAGAAAACGCAGCCAGCTATTGACTTATTGAAACAACTCGCAGAAGCAGCTGATGAAATCCCTAATAGCGGTGGATTTCTTGGAAAACTTGTTGGCGAGAATGACATGGGTGACTGGGCTAGCCAGATGAGTGACGTTGCTCAAGGTCTTGTTGACTTCAATAGTAAGTTCGATAATGTTAGTCTTCACACAAAGCTCATTCCAGAGGCAATTGATATTTTTAAGAGTCTTGCGAAAGCCTCAGATGAAGTTCCTAATACAGGAGGCCTGTTGGCAGCTATCGTTGGCGACAACGATATGGCAACTTGGGCTAGTGAGATGCCTTCTGTCGGAGAGGGTATTGTAGGATTCAGTGATGCTATAGCTAGTGCATCAAATTTCGATCCTGCGCAAGCAATGATGGCTATCTGTGTATTTAAATCAATTGCGGAAGCTTCAAAAGATCTTCCACCTACTGGTGGCTTAAAGGGTCTGCTACTTGGAGACAAAGACGCTACAGACTTTGCCGATCAAATTGGATCTATCGGAAAAGGTATTGCAACATTTTGTAAGAACGCTGCAAAGGCAGATCTTGAAGCAGGAGAGCAAGCAATAAAGATGCTTGGGGACATAATCGAATTCGGATTGAACAGTGCAGGTGTAGGATTAGCGGCTAATCTAGCTGGTGTTGCTGTTAAGATGGGTAATATTGCTACAGCAATGGGCGAGACTTTTATAACTAATCTTAAAACATCAGAAGGCAAGATGCAGAGCGCAATCGATACCATGGAAACCACTCTTGCAGGTAAGCTCAATACGATGGCTTCAGGCAAATCATCAGTTTCGCAAGCGGCAAACGCTGCTGGTAAAGCTATAACAGAAGGAGTTGCAAAAGGCTATGGTGATACATCATATGTCGGAATAGCAACCAAGAATATGCAGGGCTTCATAAGTAAGGTTTACGATGCAACGTCTGAGGAAGGCCATGGTCAATTCAAGGTGCTTGGCCAGTATCTTACAAACGGCTTAGCTGCAGGTATTGGCGACTCTAAAGAGGTAGCTGCTGTTACCAAGAGTGCTAAAGAAGTTATTCAAGCCGCAATGGATGCCATGCGCAAAACTGGTGAAATTCATTCACCTTCACGTAAGACAATGAAGATTGGTGGATTCCTAATTCAAGGTCTTGCAAACGGTATTAGAAACCTGTCTCATTTACCAGTTCAAGCTGCAAGTGATATGGTTGGTGATACCATTGATACTTTAAGATCGGCGTTAGTAGAGGCTAATGATAGAGTTCAAGACGGACTAGATGCACTTGCTCCTACAATTACGCCAGTATTAGACCTGAGCAATGTCGAAGATAGTGCTAAGAATATTAGTGGACTCTTAGACGGCGCTAAGGTCAGAGCAGATGTCGTTGCTTCAAATTACAGTTCCAGAGCAGACCAGATGATGGCTGCAATGAGTTCTGCGAATACAGGCAGCAACACATATGCTCCAACTATTGTTAACAATTTCACAATCAATGCTGCTGAGGGAATGAGTGTAAATGATATTTCCGATAAGGTGTCCGATGCTCTTGGATTCCAGTATAGGCAGCAGATGAGGGCTTGGCAATGAATAACTATTTCATCTTTGATGGAGTGCTAAGCAATCATTTCAACATCGTAATTTCTGGGGAGTCCACTTGGGGCGCCCCGGAGTTCGATGGAGAAAACGTTAGCATTCCAGGCCGCAATGGAGATTTGGTTAAATCCAATAAACGCTATAAGAATGTTGAGTTCGAATACCCATGCTCCATCTTAGATACGTGGAAGACGGACTTCGATGCATTTAAAGCTTTTGCGGCAACACATATGTCTACGTATTTTCGTTTAGAGGATACGTATCATCCAGGACAGTTTATCATGGCCAAGATTAAGACCATCGATAGCATTTCCTATGATGACTACAATGAAAGTGGAACGTTCAATCTTAAACTGGACCGTAAACCACAACGTTTTCTGAAGGATATACCTTCTAGAGTCTATACAGCGGTAAACCAGAAGTATGAAGGAACATTCTATAATCATACTAACTTCGAAGCGTTACCAATCGTCAAAATAGAAGGTTATGGCGTTGTAACTATTGGGAAGTATACAATTAATATTGCTAAACATACAGGAGCTATAACCATAGATTGCAATAAAATGAACGCATATGACGAAAAGGGCAGCTTAGAAGCAAATACATATACAGGATTACCAACTGGATTTATATTTTTAGAACCAGGTGACAATAAGATTACGCTGACTCCAGCGTCAGGCACTACATTGAAGATGACTATTGTAGATCCGGGGCTGTGGACAGTATGATTTGAACAGAATAGGAGATTTATATTTATGATACCTGTATTGTTTGAATCAACAGAAACAAAATTCGATACATCTGTAAGCAATGGACTTGGTAGATTGTATGAGGCTACATCTTGTATCTGTACAGAAAAGAGAAATGGCGAGTACTACCTTACTATGGAGTATCCATTTGCTAGTGAAATGTACAAATACTTGGAGAAAGGCCGTTATATTTTAGCTGAGCCATCTAGTAACTATAGACCGCAACCATTTGAGATTGATACTATTTCAAGGCCTATGGGCGGCATCGTTACAGTTACAGCATGGCATATTAGTGATCATTTAAGGTACATTCCAGTTATGCCATTTACTGCATCTTCTTGTGCAGATGCTTTGAATAAATTGAAAACATACTCTTCTGAACCAAATCCTTTTACGGTATGGACTGATAAGAATGTTACTGCGCCGTTTACGAACAAAGTTCCTAGAAGTTTCAAGGCTTGCTTAGGCGGAGAAGAAAACAGTCTGCTCGACGTGTTCGGTACAGCAGAATATGAGTTTGACATGTACAATGTTAAGATGCATTTACATCGAGGGAAAAATCGTGGAGTAACGGTTCGATACGGAGTTAATCTAACCGATTTAAAGCAGGAAGACTCTATTGCAAACACGGTAACTGGCATAACTCCATATTGGCATGGCACAATTGATCAGAAGGACGTTACAGTTGTTCTACCAGAGAAGAATATTCAGTCTGATAAAGCGGACCGCTTCCCATATCATAGAACTGAGGCCGTTGATCTTAGCTCAGTGATAAAACTTCCAGAGAAGGTTAAACAGCCTACAGTGGAAATGCTTCGAGAGGCTGCTAAAACGTATATGAAGGGTAAGTCTTATGGTGTACCAGATGTATCACTGACGGTATCGTATGAAGACTTGGCTGGAACAGAGGAGTACAGTAGTGACGAGACACTACAGGTTAACTTATGCGACACAATTACTGTTATATTTGAAAATCTGAATGTTAATGCTACTGCTAAGGTAATCAGTGTCGAGTATGACGTTCTGAAAGAAGCTTATACTAAACTCGAGTTAGGCTCCTATAAGGACACTTTATCTAAGATTATCTATCAGAATTCTATTATGCAGAACAACTTGGTGTCGGCCGTTAAGACCATTGAGGACAATTCCTCAGATACCGAGTCTAGATTGATCGCAGAGTATGTAAAGCAGAATCAGATAATTCTTGACGATACAAAAGAAATTACAGATGCTTTGAGCAAGAAACTTGATGCTGAGACAAGCAGAGCGACTAATGCCGAGAACGCAAATAATAAGCTGATAACAGATCACAAGGCAGATACGAGCAATCCGCATAAGGTCACTAAGTCACAAGTAGGTCTAGGCAATGTGGACAACACAAGCGATGTGAATAAGCCGGTCTCTACTGCTGTTCAGAATGCTCTTAATAATAAAGTTACAAAAAGTAATACAGCAGATACGAATGGGCTATTAAATTCACTTGCTAGTGAAGAATCCACGCCAACAGATGCGGACTATTACATTTCACAGCATGCAGGCGGTGGAACGACAACTACAACGTACCATAGAAGGCCAATGTCTGCTTTATGGGCTTTCATTAAGTCTAAATGCGATTCTATCTATGCTACAGTTTCAACAGTAAACGCTCATATTTCCAATAAGTCGAACCCTCATGGAGTCACTAAGTCACAAGTAGGTCTAAGCAACGTTGACAATACTGCGGATAGCGCTAAGTCTGTTAAGTATGCTGCTTCAGCAGGTAGTGCGACTACGGCAACAAGAGCAACCCAAGATAGTTCCGGGCAACAAATCGACTCGACTTATATTAAAAACTTGAGTGTTTCTGGTCGAACGATAACATACACCAGAGGAAATGGTACAACTGGAGCTATTACAACGCAAGACACCAATACTAACACGACGTATACGCTTACAAAGTCAGGTTATACGATTACGTTAAATGGATCTGATGGCTCAAAAACATCTGTATCTGATGCTATCGGTGATACTACAGCTGCGATATCTAACGCTACAATAGATTCGATTTGTGTTTAGAAGATAGGAGGTAACTATGTATAGAAACATAACTCCAACAGTCAAAATAGAAATAATGGAGGAAGTACATGAGTGAAGTAGACACAAGTTCTCCATACATTATTCGCAACATGACGTTACGATCCCCAGGAGTTGTTGTAATTGACTACGTTCAGGGGTCTAATTATATTCCAATTATGGTGAATATTGTAGACTATACGGTACCTTCTAACAGTAAGGCTAATTTATATTTAGAGAAGCCATCTGGGAAGATCATCTACAATGCGGTCACTATTTCTGGCAATACGCTTATCATCACACCAACTGTTCAGATGTTTGCTGAATACGGTGAGCAGATTGGAACGGTTGAGATATTAGATCCAACCAATAAGGTACTGGCGACGTTCCCAATCACGTTCCATGTTGCTAAGAATGAGACGAATCATGAGAATCTGATGTCTCTAAATGAGTCTGACATAATAACTCTTGAGGCAGAAAAGATATTTAATGATCGTCTTACTAAGGCAGAGCAAACTGTTAATGGTTATGCTAATGCCGCATCGAAGTCTGCAATTGACGCCCAAAGATATTCTGAGATTGCTCAGGCTGCTTCTGGTGTAAGCATAGCAATAATTTCAGATGAACAGATTGACCAGATTTGTGTATAGTAAACAATTAGAAGTTATATTTTTAGAAAGGACAGGTGTATAGTGCTATTAAGTACGCCACCAGTAGTTTATCCAGAAGCGATACTAATCTTAATCGCAATGGGCGCTGTAGCTTCTGCAATTCTTTCTATATGGGGAGTTGTGAAGATTATTGGAGAGATTTATAGGCTCGTTAAGAAGCCAAGTCTAGATCAGGACGCGAGAATCTTATCGTTAGAAGAAGCTTTAAAAGTAATGCAGCAGCAAATGATCGACAATGACATTAAGTATAAGCGATATTTTGATAACGATAATCTTCGTCTTAAATATTTAGAAAAAGGTACTGCAGTCACTCAGAAAGCATTAGTTGCGTTATTAGATCATGGGATTTCTGGAAATAATCTACAGCAAATGGAAGATGCTAAAGAGGACTTAGTCAGTCATATGGCTGGCGGTACAAATATTAACTAACGTTTATTAGAAAGGAGAAGCAATTATGAGTAAGATTAATTGGAAACTTCGTCTTCAGAACAAGGTAACTTTACTGGCAATCATCTCCGGCATTCTTGATGCCGTATACATGATTCTAGCTGCATGTGGTGTCGCTCCTATGGTCGATCAGAGTGCAGTATATGCTATTCTTAGTGGGATTGTAAAGGTTCTTTGCCTGGTTGGTGTTGTGGTTGATCCAACAACTTCTGGAATTGGAGACAGTCAGAACGCTTTGAATTATACCGAGCCTAAGAAGGAGGAGTAAATCTATGCAGGAACTCATTAATCTTCTTAAAGAACTTATTGAGAAGCTTACGGTGTTTCTTAATCAGAATAAAGCAGAGGTTGACGAGATTAAAGTGCCAAAGGTTGAAGAGAAAAAGGTCGAAGATAAACCAGCTCCGGAAGTTCAGCCAGAACCGTCAAAATCGGAAGTGGTTGAAACTCCTCAGCCAGCACCAACTTCGGAACCAACACCTGCTCCTACGCCTGAACCAGCACCAGCACCAGAACCAACTCCTACACCAACCCCAACACCAGCTCCAACTCCAGCTCCTGCACCGACCCCAGTCACTACCACTATTGGTGGCATCTCAGGCCTCATCGTCGATGTATCTACACATCAGGGAGTCGTTGACTGGAATACCGCAAAGAATCATATTTCTGGAGCAATCCTTCGATGCGGTTATGGCTCTGATCAGACGAAGCAGGACGATAAGCAGTGGGCGCGCAACGTATCGGAGTGTGAGAGACTTGGAATTCCTTATGGAGTTTATTTATATTCTTATGCAAAGACCGAGGGCGCTGCTCGCTCAGAAGCTCAGCATGCTCTTAGACTGTTAGCAGGCCATCACCCACAATTACCAGTATTCTTTGATTCTGAGCAGAAGGGGACAGAAGGCATTGCTAATACTGCATCTGTAATTTTCTGTGAAGCAATCAAGGCTGCTGGCTACACGCCAGGTGTCTATGCGTCTGAGTCATGGTTTAATAACAATCTTGGAAATACGCCGTATATTCGTTGGATTGCAAAGTACAATGCCAATAACGGTCAGCAGGGTAAGAGACCAAATGTTGCTAACGTATGGCTGTGGCAGTATACCTCTAGAGGTATGATTCCTGGAATTAATGGCGGCGTTGACGTCAGCGTTGTACTGGATTCCAATGCAGTTCAGTATGACAAGACGAGCATTGCTGTCGTATCCTCAGGAGTTACAGACAAGATTACAGAAGCTAAGAACTATATCATTAACCACTATGGTGCCCAGGAAGTAGCTGCACTTCAGACTAAGCTTAATGCAAAAGGCTTTGGCTGTGGTACTGTTGACGGCATCTTTGGAAAGAGGACCTACGATGCACTGGTTGCTTTCCAGTCTGCTTCTGGTCTCACTCCAGACGGTAAATACGGTCCTAAGACACATTCTGCTCTTAATGCAGTTAGTTGGAATCAGCTAAAAGCAGATGGCATTATGGGTCCTGCTACTGTTCGACGTACACAGGAATTCTTTGGTGTAAATGTAGACGGCGTTATGGGACCTGTAACAGTTAAAGCTTTGCAGAGATGGCTTGGAGTTAATGCTGATGGGCATCTTGGTCCTATTACAATTAAAGCTTGGCAGGTCAAAATGGGAACCAAAGCTGATGGAGTTATCTCAACTCCTAAGTCTAATATGGTTATGGCTTGGCAGAAATACCTAAATGTACACTACAAGTGTTGATAGTTAACAAGTAGACCAACCTCAAATGTATTAATCCCATTGTCTATTATACCTCCTCTCTATGTAACAATAAACATATATTTTAACACGGTCTACTTGATACTATATTTGAGTTTGTGTGGGCGACTTAGGTCGCTCATGCTTGCTCATATTATAAACATGGACTCTTCTTTTTCTCCTCGCAAGAAATACAGTGGCTATAATAGGAAACTATTGTATTTTCAAAGGAGGAATCATTATGAGAGAGGACACATTAAGAACATACAAAGATGCTGAGACAGTCATTTATGACGGTCAAGGACAGGCACATGATGGCTACTATTGTAGTAGTCGTTGCGTAGGTTGTCCTTACGTTGCAAGTGACTTCAAAGGTAAGGATGCATGTTACGGAAATGAGTATCACAGATGTAAAAATGAAAATTAATGTTTAAAAAGTTAGAGGCTTTACATGGCCTCTTTCTTTTTTTTTT